ACAGCGTTGCTTCATTGTCATAGTAATCTTCCATTGATGATTGTGGTCATTGTTTATTTATTAAGCAATTCAAAAGTTTTTTTCTAATTTGATTCTTCTTGTGATTTCATCAGCCAACTGCTGAATATCATTATCACTTCTCACTGTGATTCAGTTCATATTGATTTCAATTCAGTTGTTGTTCGTGATCTGATTTGTTGGAACGATATTTCATTTTTGACTTGGAATGAATAGTTCTGGTCAATGTTCTCAAACAAGATATGGTGTTTTTCAGTAAACATCTCATCAAGAAGCTTTTCAGCTTACAAAATTTACAACAGAAGACACGGCTCACGAAACTTTCTCACCAGCTAAAGACAAAGCTTCTTTGATTGTTGAAATCAAATTCTTGAATCTGGTTGTTAATCTATCAACCGTGTTGAATAGCTTTGTGAATCAGTTTTCTGCAAGATTTCACATTGCACTTGCAAGAGAATCAAAGAATCATCAAACTGAATTGACTATATCTCAAAATTCATCTCGTGCTTTTATCATTGTATTGATTAAGAATTCTGCAATTCTGTCGAACATATCTCATATTGCGTTGCATACTATTCAGAAAGATTGAAGTCATTCTTTTCGTGCATTTGTATCGAAAGTCATTACTTTCAAAGTATAATCTAGCTCGTTTTTCAAATATTGTCATAAAGTATTTGATTCTGCGTATGCTTCTTGAATTTTCTGGCTGTATTCTTCAACGGCTTGTGTGAATTCTTCTTGTGAGATTTCTCATAGATCAAGTTTCTGTTTCAATTCGTCAATACTTCTTTGATACATTTGAACTTTTTCATCTGTCGAAAGTATTTTTCATTCAAGCCATTCCAATGCTCAATAAACTCACGCAATAGCAGTCGCAAGCAATGTTCGTTTATTCGTAAGAACTCCAATTGCTGTTGTAATTCAAGGCAACGCCAAAGCCAATCAAGAAAGAACGGCTGTCAATCAAGCAACTGCACCAACGACAATCATTATATTTGCTGTAAGTTCTGGGTTCTTATCTATTCGCTCAACAACTCTTTCAATTATTGGTTCAAGCATATTCAACAGTCTTTCCATTACTGGAACTAAAGCTTCTCAAATTGAAACTTTCATATGTTCGAACTGATTTCACAAAGCTTTTACTCTATCTTGCATTGTTTGAGCTGGTTCTCCAAATTCTTCAAGAGCTTTCTTTCATTCTTCAAGCGTAGCATTTACCAACGCTGTTGTCTTTTCAGCTTTTGTCAGTTCTTCTGCTGTTTTTCATATAGATTTTGCATAGGCTTCGTATGCTTTTTCGCTATCGATAATAATTCCAAGATTATCAAGAATTTGTGCTGATCCACGTCATAATCAGCGAACAATATCATCAAACGAACTTGAAACATCTTGTCCCATTTGCTGTCCGTATAGTCTTGCAATTTTCATCAATTGTGTCATATCTTCCGTATTTGTAGCAACTCACAATTTCATTGATGTGTTTGCTGCAAGCATAAGGTCGTAATCTTTTATCGCTCATTTTGAAGCTTCACGCAATGATCTCAACATTTCGTCAGAATTTTCTCAAACTGACTGTGTCAATTGAGAATATGCGTTTCTTACTGGTTCAATTTCCATTGCAGCGTCAATACAGCTTTTTCAAAGTAAGCCAACACTTCCAGCAATTGCTGTTGCTGTTGTTCATATAGTTTTCAAAGTCTTCTTTGTGGTTTCTGTCAATTTCAAAACTCATCACTTTACATTGTCGACAGAAGCACCAATCTTATTCAACTCTTTGATTGCTTGATTGTTCGCTGTGATTACTAACGATAAATTGTATTGTGATGAGTCAGCCATTGAATTATTTCTTATTTGATAAAGCTTGAATTTTCGCTTTCTGTTCAGCTCTTTTTTGCTCGATTAGTTCTCGTTCTCTTTCTTTCATCAACATAGTATAATGCAGTTGCAATACTGATTCAGATTCTTTATCAAGATCAGATTGTGTGCAGTGATACAGTTCTTTGATTAAGATATAGTCTCTGTGTTCTTTCGAGATATTTTTTCAGCTTTTAAGCGTTCTCATAAATTGATTTATGATTGCGTCGTTATTTACTGGGTATTTTTATCTGCTCAATTTCGGCAAGAATTGCGTTGTAGTCAGCGATTGATAAGTTAGAAATCTGTTCTTCGTTCAGATTTGTCATTGCTTTTACAAGGTAGTCGTTTGCGTCTTGTATGTTTCACAAATCAAGATCTACTCATTCAGCAACAACGTTTGTATTTGCTTTTACTCCTTTGAAAAGAATATTCTGAAACTCCTTATCAATTCATCTTGTATATACTGAATTGAAAACGACTTCGATTTCTTCTCCGTTGATTTTTACTTTCATTTTCTCTTGTGATTAAATTATAAAGAATCTCTTGTTTAATTCGGTGCTTACACGGCACAAGAGAAAGAAAGCCAGCAAGCACCGTTGAAGATTTACTCGGCTGAATCTTCTTCATATGTTGCAACATATGTTGCGTCAGCTCTTACTTGTGCGTCTGCACTGAATGCTGGGCTTCGTGCTTTGAAAGTGTATCATTCACGAGTTGGTGTCGTTGGTGCAACTGCTTTGTCTCAATCGTGAACTTCTTGTGATGAAAGAACAGTTGATTCATCATAGTCAAGGAATTTGACTGTGAATACTGGAACATTCACAACATTTTCAACATAAGTGATTTTTGCTTCCATTTGATATTTGGTAAGGAATAAACTATTTGAATGCGTCTCTTTTAGCTTCTTCGATAGGCTCGACGCATTGCTGGTCTTTTAGTATCAATCTGTGTTTCCATTGATGAGAACGATTTCGATTGAAGCACCGTCATCGTTGCTATATTGTCAAGTGAATCACATTGTTTGTTTTACGATTTCGTTGTTTGCGTCTGATTTCGTCCAATCATTCAAACCAACTTTGAACAAGTCAACATATACTGCTGAAAAGTCTCCAGCTGTGCTATTTTCTGCATAGAATCTGACTGCTTTCTTGTTGCTATTCAAAGCATAATCACGAAGTGAAGTATCATCAAACAAAGCTTCACAGTCTCATTCTACTCAAAATTGTTGGTTGTATAATGAATCAACATCTGTTGAACCAAAGCATTGAACATCAGTCAAGTTCTTATTGATTGAAACTCTGAAAGATTGCATACAGATTTCGCTTGCGTCGTTCAAGTCTGCTTCACTATCTGCAAATCTTACTCCAGCCATTGAAGCTGTGAATGCTGGTTCATCTGAATATGCTGGTGTTGGTTCACTTCAACCAGAAACGGCTTGCATTTGTTTTCATTGAAATTCTGCTGAATATTTCATATAGTCAGCAACTTCACAAGATAATTCAAAGCTGTTTATCATACAGAAAGGGGCGTATGATGAAGCAACTGGATCAATATCATAGATTGTTGCACTTGGGTGAGTATTGCTGTTCAATCTACTGAACATATGAACTGCGAAATCTGTGAAAGCTGTTGCTGAAAGACTCCAAGTTCAGTTTGTAATTGTTCAAGCTGAAACAGTTCAATCGAAACAATAGTATGTTGTTCAAGCGATCTTTAAGATTTTTCTTAGAACTCCACCAGAAACAGCGTCTCATCTCTTTGGTGTTCATCAAGAAACTGTTCAAGTGAATACTTTCAATTTCTCATAGCTTCACAATGCAAGCTCGAATAAGTATCAGATTGAATCGTTCTTCACCATTCCTTGTAGGCTGATTCCAGACTTGTTTTTTGTAGTGAAAGAATCGTATGTTTCGTCGATTACTCCGTATCAAGAATCATCTGTTGCTGATTCTGTTGTTGGGTTTAGAACTCAAGCTGTTTTTGGCAACCAAGCAACTGGTGCAACAGCTGTTCATCTTGTAGTTTCGATTCAAAGTCAAATTGCTGACTTTCTTCCGATAAATGCGTCTGACATTTTGATAATTTTTTATGAAATAAATTAGTCTATTGATTTGTCTTTATATTCTGTCATTGCTTTGACAAGTTTGTATGCTTCTTCAAGATTCTTCGCTTCAACTGTTATTCATAACGTTGGGAAGCTGAACTTTCTTGTTTCTCTTGTCTCAACGCTTGTGATTTCTGCTTTTTCATCACAATGTTTGCATTTTCTTGGCATTTCTCTTTGATTAAGATATAAACTATTGCTCGATTGATGTGAACTTGCAACTCACTTCAAATATTCTCATAGGTTCTTGCGTGTCTGTGAATCATCGCTCGTATGAAAACTCACATTTCACAGTCTTTCAATTGCTATTATTCCAAGTAATCGTTCAGATTTCTTTCAGTCTTTGAAGCACCATATCAGCAACAATTCTCATATTGTCTTCAACATCTGAATAATCACTTTGTGTTCTATCGAATAGTCTTACAGTATAATTGATTTGATTCTCGTATGAACAACTATCAAGCAAATTGACTGCTCAATTATTTGGTGTAATAACTATCGCTGGAAGACTGATTCAATTCTCAATCTTTATATCGTGATTGAATACAGCTCAAACTCTTGAATCAATGTTCTTGATTTCAAGCATTTTTTCATATATTGTGTCTCATATTTCTTTGAAACTGTATGTCATTTTTACTTTAATTCTTTTGATAAATTTTCATTGATTATGTTCTTGATTTCGTCTCTGTTCTCATAGTATCATCTCCACAAATATTTTTTTGTCTGTGGGTTCAGATTGTTCACGTATTCACGAACTTTAGCATATGCAACATCACTTCAAACAACAACCGTTCATTTCTGGATCATATCGAAATCAGCTCAAATACTTTTTATCAAAGTTCATCATCTCCTTTTTTTATAGCTTGGGTATGGTGGGTAGTTATCACGATTGAAAACTGGTGCATTCTCTTTTGCTTTGTTTTGAATCAGTAATCACACGTCAACCAATATCAACTGCACGGCAGAAGATACGCTTTCTCATACTTTGAACAATTTGTCTCGATCTCATTGTAATTGAACGTCCATTTTAGTTTCCGTTGCTTTCAGTAATAAATGATTTGAAGAATTCTCTTTTCAATCAATCTCGATGTTCTGTTCTATCGACTATGTATGTGATTCAATCACACACGATTTTGTCTCAAACTTTTACTTCCTTTCTCGAATACATTTTTCTTGTTTTCAAGAAATCGATTCAGTCAAATCAGTCTTTCGTGTTCAATGGTTGAATATTGCAAGCAAACAATGTTCAAGTTTCAGAATACGAAGAAACTTTTGTGATTGAGTCTCTTGTGTATTGATACAATGTTGCTTTTTTATTGAACAGAATTGACATTTCGATTATAAAGGAAGATTAAAATTTTTGTATTTATCAAGCATTGATGAAAAACTAAAATATTGATCGTCTATTGATACGCTTCAATTTCAAGAAGTTTTGCTTCAGAATGTGATTTGTTCATCTCATAATTTATATGAAGATATTCATACGCTGTATTCAGCTTTCATTCAGTCTGGAAGTTCAGCACACGCAATCATCATTTCAAGAAGTTTCAAATCGTCTGGTATTGTTTGAAATCAAGCTGTGTATTCGATTTCAAGCATTCACCAATCATTCAATTCAAGCTTTTTGAATATTGCACGTCTATCATAGATAATCATATAATCAGTTCCTTTGACTCATTGATAAGTGTCTCCGTTCATCTTATCAATTGAAGCAACTGGTTTATTCTTCAAATAGAATTCAAGTCATCTTGCAGATTCAAATATTCATCTTTTTTCTATTGTTTGAGTATAAGTTCAATTTGCGAAACTATCAACTCAACAAAGATGATTCAATTTTGAATTTGCTGAATTCAGAATTTGAGTCAAAAGAGAATCTTGACTCGTGTCTGTTGCGTCCATTCATATATATGCTTTGAATTGTGCAAGTGTTGAATACATTATTGTTTGATTCTGATTAAATTATTTCTTTTTGCTGACTTTCTTTTCAGCTTTTTCTTCCTTTTCTTCCTTTTCTTCAGAAGAACATAATTCTCGTCTGTTTCCATAGGCGTTCAAGAGATAATCAGCCATTGAACTTTCGAACTCGTGTTTTTCTCACTTCTTGATTTCTACTCCGTCAACAAGCTCATCTTCAAGAACAGCTTTCAATATTTTCTTTTCCATTTCTCATTCTTTGATGATATAAATTCTGTATGCGAGACAACAGCTCATTGTCAGTCAACAGCTCTTGTCTCACATCACAGATATTTTATGCAACTAAACTGTTGCGTTGATTCCTAAACCAACTGTCTTTCCAAGTCCAGCTTTTCCGTTTGCAATAGCGAAACCAAACTCGAATGTTGCAACCATTTTCACACCTTTTCCAAGAATCTTTCCAACTTCGATTTCAAGTGGTTGTCCGAAACCGTATTGAATTGCTGGTTTGTAAATACAAGCAAATGATCCTTTTGTGTTGTTTGAAGATGTAGCGTCAACAAGTCCAGAAGTATTTGTCAATGCTGGGAAGTCTTGTGCAACAAGAATATCAATATTCCAGATTTTAGCCAAAACTCCTTTTGAGATTGTTGCATTTGGTCCGAATTTGTCAGCTGTGATAACTTCAGATAATGCAAGTGATTTGTTGTAAACATTTGAAGGCATTATGTATAACAAGTTATCTAATTCAGCTTGGTATCTTGCGTCAAGAACATCTTTAACAGCTAAGAATTGTGCAGAAGTGATTGTTCCTACTGAAACTCCAGTATTTGCAATTCCAACCTTTCTGATTCCGTCTGTTCCTTGTGTGAAGTAAGGTGATCCAGAATATGTTCCGTTTACGTTTCCAGAACCAGAAGCTGTGCTGTCGGCGTTGATTATGAAAGCGTCGATTGTTCTTGCACAAGCTCTGTTGATTCTTTCACGAACGATAGCTTCTAATCTATCAGTAGCATAGTTCAATTCTCTCTTTGAAATATCAACTGTTGTGATGAACTGTCCTTGTGTGATTACAACTTTGTCAGTTGCTGGTCCATTGTCAGCTGGTGTAAGAGTTCCAGCACCAGTAGTCCATTCAGCGTTTCATTGGAATAAGTCAGCTTCTCAAACTAATGGAACGTTCTCACTTACAGCCATATTTGTTCCGTGATTTCAAGGAAGCAATGGCAATAATTTTGAATAGTTTCCTAACATATCAAGTAAAGGATCAGCAAGAACATTTGTAGGAACTAATTCTTGTCAGAAGTATTGAGCACCAGTGTTCATAACTTCGTTGGCTTTTTGTTCTTCAGCAACTTCTGGCTGAACAACTTCTTCTTCTTTCATCTCGATTCAAGCAATTGATTTTGCTTCTTTAATTAAGTCTTTTAAGTTCATTTTGATTAAATAAAGAGATAAATAGGGTTTTTCTAAGACAAACATTTTATCTTATAAAGACTTGATGATTTCTGCTATATCATAGTATCATCATTTTTTAAGTGGTCTCTTGTATTGTAAACCACTTGCAACTGGTGTATTTTTTACAGCAGTTGTCATTCTATCAATAGTCTCTAATGATTCAGCGAAAAGCTTTGTCATTGCTTCGACTTTTGATTCAAGCGATTTGATTTTTTCATCTTTGATTGCAAGTTTCTCGTCAAAAGACTTTTGAAAACTTTCAAGCTTTGATTCGAAATCGAATTGCTTTTGTGATTCAGTCTCGATTGACTTTGTTTCAACGACTTCACTTTCGTGTGTTTCAACGATTGCTTCATCATCTGCTTGTGTTTCAACAGCATTTTCAGAAACTTCTTCAGCTTCAACTTCATCACTTATTTCAGAATTTTCATCTGCATTTTCACAGAAATTCGGAATTTCCGATTTTCTTTCTTCTTCAGCTTCTTGACTAGGTTCTTCAACTTTCTCGTCTAAATTCTCGTCTATTTTCTCGTCTTCAACTTCTTCTGATTCAATTTCTTCGCTTTTTTGTTCTTCTTGAACTTCTGTGCTTTCAGCGTTTTCTTCAACGCTCTGTTCACTTTCTGCAACAGTCTCAACTGATGTTTCTTCAGAATTTTCTTCTATTTCTTTTTCAAAATCTTCTGCGTCGTGCTTGTCTGTTTCTTCTGCTTCTGCTTCTATCTCTGCAACAACATCGTTTTCTTCTTCAGATTCTTCTTCTACATCTTCAGCTTCGAACATATCTTCAACAGATTTACTCAAAGCATATGGGTTCATTGGAATAGAAACAACGCTGATTTCATATAGTTCAAGGTCTTTGATAATATTTGTGAAATCATATGTTCAGTCTGCAAGCTCTTTTGCGTCTGTTTCATAATCTTTGATTGAATATCAGATTGAGAAAGCACGCAAAACTCAATTTTTGATTAAGTCAACAACTCAATCAGTATTTTGAGAAATCTTGGCTTTGATTCGAAGTCAATTTTCATCAATATTTGCTTCTTCAACAACTCCAATTGGCTTGTCAGCTTTGTGTTGCAAAAGCACGATTGGGTTTGTCATATATCTTTCAAGTGCTGATTGAAAAGCTTTTGGCTCTACAACATCTCATCATCTGTCTTTGTCTTTCGTTGAAGCGTATCACGAAATTTCAACAGCACCGTCTTCTGTTTCTTTCACAGATTTCGTTTCTCGAAGTGATTGAAAGTATCACTTGTCTTTTACTAGTTTGAACTTTTTCATCGTTCTTGTATAAAGGAATAAATTTACTTTTTTCTTCTGTAAAGCATTGTGCAACGGCAGTTGACTCATCACGGTGCGATGTCGACTCATACGCTTGGGTATATATAGTCAAGATCTACTCGTCATTCATCTTCACATTGTCTGTGAGTTTCTCTAACTCTTGAATCGTGGCACGTTTCTCGTTTCTTCTCCATTTGAATTCATACATCACTCAATTGTTCGATTGGCTGGAAGTTTCAGTATTCATACGCTTTTCACATCTCTGTGATTGCTATTGTATTTGCACGTCAGTTTCCAAACAATACTTCGCTCTTTTTTTCAATCTGTTTTGCAACTTCATCAACAGTCAGATTGTTATCGATTCCGTTTTTCAGTATCTCTATCACATCATATTTCGTTGTATGGCTTATGCTTCATTTATAGTCTGAAAGGTTCAGTTCTCATCGCTTGTTTGAATAGTTCGATATTATGTCGGTGTAATATCTGAATCAATTCTCTGCAAGCAATGGCTCTAATAGTCTGAAGCTTTTTTTGTATCACTTTTCTACGGCTTTTCAGATTTGGGGTTTCAAGTCTTCGATTAAGTCATACAATCACATTTCTTTTCGGAATCATCATAGTGGCTCGTCGTTTTCAATATCATATCGTGATTTCTTGAATATATCTACGTGTTCGTTCTGTAAATTATTCCAAGTGATCTCGATATTATATTTGTATTTCTCGTATAGCTCTTTCACGTTGTCTTGTAAGAATGCACGTTGTCTCTTGAAAGATTTATTGATAATCGTTCTGACTTTCAGTTCTCTTTTTAAGAGTCTTCTGTAATCTGCTGAAACGCTCATTGATTATGTCTCGTCAAGAGATAAAACAGGATCAAGTGCAATATCTTCAAGCAATACAACGTTTCTTGATACAAGCAATTTGTCAGCGTTTTCATCTGGCAATGCTTCAAATCATCTTTCTATTCTCGCTTCATTGATTGTCATTATTCCACAAGCAACGTCTTTTCTTAGTCAGTCCATTCGCTCTTGTGTTTCTTCAAGCTGTTCTCAATCACATCTTACTCGCAATTTATTGAATAAGTCTGGTCTGAACATTTCAAGAAGCTTGTTCAATATATGTTCGAAATCTGATTCCAATGGTCTCAAAGTTCATTCGATGAACTCTTTTCTTTGATTTTCACCGTTCGCATAATTCACAGTTTCAGTATATCACAAGATAGTCTTTGGAACTCCAAACACGGCTGAAATCTTTTCTGTTGTCAGATTTCTCTGGCTTATGAATTCCATATCTCTTGGCGTAAGTGAAATCGTTTTGATGTCTTTGATTCATCACGCAACAAGTGTCTTGTGCTGATTGTTGCTTCCTTTGAATTGTGCTTCAAACTGGTCTTTTGCGTTCTGCATTTCTTCTGCTGTGAGATTATCATCAAGCAAAAGCATTGCTGACGGAATGGCTGAATTCTCATAGAATGAATAGTTTGTTTTCATTGCTTCAAGATCAGACAATGCGTCATATACGCAACCGTTCAATACTCACATTCAATCACATTCAGAATTGACTGAATTTTCTCGTTTGAAGAATGCAAGCTGGTCTGGTTTATAGATTATTGTTTTTCATTGATTTGAAACTGTGAAGCTCTGAATTACTCCGTAAGCGTCAACAGTTTTTGAAACCATTCTTGAATCAATTATATCAAATCAGATTGCTTGTCAGCTTTCGTTTCTTACTGGCAATACATATAATTCTCAAGAAAGCATATAGTTTCTGTAAAGGTCTTTTTTTCGTTTCAAGAATGTTGGTGCTTTGAATAAATCAAAAACTTCATCTGTGATGATGTTGTTCTCGATTGTTTTTCTTTGATTATCTTGTAGGAATATTCAGTTTCTTGAAACTCAATTGGCAATCTTTTGAATTGCTTGTCTCACATCTCCGTTGTATTCATACAACATATAGTAAGTATTCAAGCTCAATTGATTTCAGTTCTTCAATAAAGAAGAAAGACTGTATCTATTACTGACAAAAGATTTCTGTTGCATTCAGAAAGTTTTTCATACAATACTCTTGATTTTGTCTGTGAATCACATTCAGCTGTTTATGTGATAAATATTTGATTGTCTGCATTATACACACAGACTATGAATACACAAAATAAAATATAAAAAAGTAGGTCTCAACCTACTTTCTACTTGTTTTCATTTAGCTTGAAATCTACTTTTGGAATGTTCTCGATTTTTACATCGATGATATTGAAACAATCTGGAAGCTCGATTCTTTCTGGTAGCTTGAAAGTGTATCAGCATTTTTCTTTTGCTTCTGCAAGCATATCAACATATCGATTGTAAGTTTCAACAATCTTCACGAATTTGTCTTGAAACTGATTTGCATTGCTCACGCATTCACGCAATCAATTCAATAGTGAAGCAACATAGTTGAATTTCTCATCGATTTTCATTTCTTCTTCAAGGTGTCTGTCTTCTTCAATCTTGAAAGTCATTTCATCGATTTTTGTGTAAGTTCTTTCTGACATTGTCATAATAAGTAAGGAATAAAAATATACTAAGCTTGTTCTTTTCTTTCGTCAAGGTCATCTGCTCTTGACTCACCATATTCGAACAAGTTTGTATCAAGTCTTGATTTCTTTCTCTGAATAAATTTTCGAAACTCAAACAGTGTGATTTCAGTTGTGCAACGCTCTTGTTCTGCGTCTTTGTTTACTTCATCAAGAAATGTCATCACTTGGCGTTCACAAACAACAACTTCAAAAGCTTCTGCTTTCTGAACTGGTGAGTATCGTTCTGATTTACGTCTCATCTTTTTAGAATGAAGAAATAAAAAAGCTCTTGTTTTGTTGTTGCATTGATAATAGCAGTCAGTCTATACGGTCATCGTGTTCACCGTTTGGGAATACAAGCAACTGTTCTATCAATTCATCGTTTCAGTATCACGGTGCAAAAAACACTTTCTTTTCTTCAAACAACATTTGTTTCTCTAATAGTCTTGTCGTTTTGTCTTTGATTGTTTTGTATTCTTGCACAGCCATTCACATTCTCTTGAACACATTCTTCAACACTTGTTGATAAGCAACAGTTTCTACGATTACTCTTTTTGCATTGTATCTCTGATAATTCTGAAACACAACGTTCGCACTCGCTCAAATATCTTTCTCTTTTCATTTCAATCAGATTGATTCAAGGCTGTATATTTTATCTCACAAAAATCACGTGATATTGATTGCATATTCATCGCTTCACTCCTTTTCGCTCACGGCTGGATCAACTCCAATCTGTATGAAATCGAAATTGTATGTTCTGCAATTCTCATCGTATTGAATCATATCTCTTGAGATGATATGCTGTCATAATACGTAAGGAATAAGCATATAGTTCTGATTGAATGATATGCTTCAAAGTCTTCTGCGTTCTGATTCAAGTGATGTGTATTTCTTGTTGCTGTCTCTGATTCATTCATTCAGCTTTTCGGCTTCTTTGTCTGTTTCGACAAATCTATCTCGAACGATTTTGTTTTCTTTATCATATATCGGAATTCTGATAGTTTTTCGGTTTTTATCTTTTGCGATGTGTTCTCTGAATCTTGGCACAAGTCAATCTTCATAGATAGTATTTCAAAGAAATATCATCTGTGTTGCTGACGTCGTTCATCACAACACTTCATTCAATAAGAACTCAAAGTTTTTCTCTATTTTCTTTCTTGAATCTGTGCTGTTGATTGTATCTACATCATCAAATATCAATAAGTCTGGTCTGAATTTTCAATCTGGTGCTGTATAGTTTTTTCATCTCGGTGAAGTTCAAAGGCTCATCGCACGGACGTAGCAATCATTTTCTGTGATGAATTTATCAATACGCTTGATTTTCTTCTGTCATCATCTGATTGCATATTCTGGGTAGTATAAGTTTCAATAATCACGCACGAATCTTTCTCATCAATCAGTGTCTCAAATGAAACTGTTCGCAATATAAGTCAGATTTTCTTCAGCATTGTCGATTGTCTGTGCGTATCGCATAATATTTCTCTTTTTCTTGTATGCGATACATCGTGAAACGAACATCTGTGCAATTGTTGTTTTTGCACTTCATCTGAATCACTCAATGAACACGTTCTTTCATTCTTCCAAAGCGTTGTATATCTCAATCAAGCAATCTGGTGTTTTGAATGTGTAATACTCCATAAAATAGAACTGACAAAAAGCATAGAAGTTGAACTCAAAATATTTGTTTCTCAACAAACTTGATTTTTTAAGTAATTCTATTGCTTCGGTTTTGTTCATTTATTATGTAAAGATTAAATTGTCAATATACTGTGTTTTTCGTTTTCTCTCGGAAGCGATTTTCATTGATTCAGCTTTTTATCTGATTATTTGACTTTTACTGATTTTCAACCAAACAAGACATCTAACGCTTCTGATTCTTCTTCCGTGAGTCATTCAACCTTGTTGGCGTTCATATTGTAATTCGCTGACACGTGTTCTGGTTCTCAAAGCTCGGTCTTGATTTTCTCTAATCACAAGGCAAGGTCTTTCATTGAAAGGTCTTTCATCTCCAACATCTCCATAATCTTTCACAATGCTTTCACTTTTGATTCTTTCAATGCTTCAAGTGGTATCTCTAATTGGCTTGCTCGCTTTTCTGCGTTCTTCTTCAAAGCTTTCTCGACAATTTTTGCTTTTCGTTCTTGTTTCTCTTTGGCTCGTCATTTTGTAGCATTTGCAAGTTGTTTGTTGTTGGCTGTGTTTTTGTTATATCTTTGTTCGAAAAACGGCTTCACATCATCAATGTCTGATTGGAAGAATTCAAGCTTCAAAGCTGGTCGGTCGTATTTGCTTTTCATTACATCTTCTTGATACGAGATAAAGCAACATATGATTCTTTCAAATCTTCAATCTGAACTTGTTGATCGTTTATTATTTCAATCAGTTCTTCTTTGGTCTTAGATTTAAGCTCATTGAACAAGCATTCTTTGCATTCTTCATCACATCATTTACAGATTTCCAACATTTTTGTTTTTTTATGAAATAAAGTTCTTTCAATACTTGAATTTTGATATATCAATCTTCATTTCTTCACATTTCTTCCTTAGGTTTTGATTTCTTTCAATCATTCGGTTTATGTCGATGTTTCACTTTCACATATATTTGATATGCTGTGCTTGCAGTATCTCATATCTTCACGGTCGTTTCTCTTTGAACCGTTCTCAAGCTTCTATTGGGCTTTTATGTCGTCGGTTTATGTGGCAGTTGTAGCACAATGCTTTTATATTCAACGGCTCGCTTGCAAGTCTGTGGTCTCTTGCTTCATTGATTACGTGGCTTGCGTGAATTGCTGTTTCTTTGACTGTTTTTCAGCAATGCTGACACGTGTATCTGTCTCTTACTTTCGCAATAAGTTTCGCAAGCTCTACGTTCTCATCATTCAGCTTTTTTTTGTTTGGCTTCATTTTTTCACATTAAAAAATAAAGTCTTGAAAATATCGAGTATCGTCAAGGCTCTATCAATCAAAGTTTATCTGCTTATGTCTGCAATTATAGTATATTATTTTAATTCGAAACGAAATGTTTTTTTGAAAAAAGCTGACTTTTTTTTCAAGTCAGCTGGTGTTTTTAGTAATAATAGTCTTCTTCTGGTTCAAGCGATATTTCGAACTTTGGCTTTTCTTCTTGTTTTTCTTCTTCTTCGAATACAAGTTTCACATTTTCAACCAATTTCGTGAATCTTACACAATTTGTTTTTGGTAATAGTTTATTGTCTCACGTATCAATTCTTCTTTCGGTTCAGTCTACTATTGACTTTACTTTATATCATTTCTTGTATTGATACTCTACAACTTCTCGAATTTGTCAGTGAAAATAGACTTGGTCTCAAATATTCAAGTGTCTTTTCTTGTATTTGTATTCGTGGTCTTTAGCATATCATCAATTCAGTCTATATTCACGATGTGCTTTGTTTTTACATTCTTTACACGCTGAATTTCTTTCGTGGAATCAGACTTTATTGTATGAGAATTCATCTCGTGTTTTGTATTGCTTGCATTTATTACACACACGTCAATTTTCATCTCGAACAATATGATCGTTTCTTTTCTTTCTTCGAATTCAATTATCTGCACAAATTGCTTGTTCTTTTGAGTATCAATACAATATCACTCTTGAACGGAATATAGCTCGCTTTGGTTTCGGCTCTGACTGTTCATCATATCGTTTGCGTAGTTCTGGGTGTTTTGTTCGTTGAAATCATCATCTCATTTTGTTTTTATCTAAAATAAAGATTTTTGTATTGCACCTTGCACATCATAGCTTTTCAAATTTTCCAACAATTCTGCAATTATTCACTCAATAACTAACTGCATTTTCTTTTCATTTTTTCTAAAAGAATTCTGGGTGTTTCTCTTTCAATGTCTTTTGAAGTTGCAAATAGAATTTTCGTGCAGTGTCGTGGTCATCATTCACAACATAGTGTCGAATCGATTTCAATTTCTTTTTGATTCTTCATTCTGCTTTTATTCAATACATTTCTTCTCGTTTCCTTTCAAATTTTGGGTATCAAACACGATGATGTGTCAAATCTCGTATCATTCGTATTCGCATTTTTTATTTCGTTATTGAATTACAAGTCGCAAGTTTTCAGAATGCAAGTATCACGTTTTTATATTCGCTCAATTTTGATTCAGATTTTTTGATATGTTCTTGCAAGTGGGCTTTGTTTTTTTCTCGTGTTTCTTGTTTTTCAAGATAGTTTTTCTGCTTTTCTTCAAATATCTTTGTTCTTTTTTTCAGTTTAGTTGCTTTTTCAAAGTATTTCTCTTTGATTAAGAATAAACTACTTCATATTGCTGGATCAAGAACAGTTTCTCAAAGTTTTGTCTCTTTCAATGTTCAATCAAAATTCATCACGAACTTAAAGTCAAAGAAATTGATTTCCATATCTTGAAGTAAATATTGTGGTGTGAGATAAATAGCGTCCCCCCCCC